AGCTCCTTTTGGTACAGCTTGACAGTTAAAATGTATAAACCTGAATGGTTCATACCCCATATCTACAGAATACATATGTGGCATATATGATGGGAAAAAAATTATTCTTCCTGGTTTTACCCCATAGTTTACTTGAGAACTAGCATAAGTTATTTTTGATTTATCTTTTTCAGGTAAAAGATTCATTATATTACCAGCTCTAGGGTCCTCAAATATAGGTCTAGATGTTTTTTCACTAGCTTTTAAAAAATAAAACCCAGATATATGACCATTCCAATGGGTATGTAAGGTATGGTGTCCTCCACCATTCTTAGCAAATTCTTGTACCCACATTTCTGTGGTAAACACTTGAAAGTTAGTTAAATCAAAACCCATTTCTCCTAATAAATTATGAGCTGTTGCACCTATGTACGTAGTTAATTGATTAAAATTAGGATCCCCCATTAAAGTTGTTGAATGAAATACATGACCCATATCTCCTTTGTCACCCAATTTTTTATTTCTTTCATCTATATCTTTTTTCAAATTCTTTTTAGCTGCTTCAATATATTTATCTGAAGATCTATTTAAATCATCAACAAAAGCTGGTTCATCTGCAAACCATATTGGACATTTAAAATGATCCTCTCTCCCTAATTGTGTCGGAAATGATTTAGCGCTTCCACAGGATATCTTATCAAAATGTTTTCTTGTTTTTTTAGCCTTCTTTTTCATATTTTCCTTTATTTATATGGCCACCCTAAATTCCAAATAACCAAACTATGTCTAGATCCTTTTTTAACCGGACATACTCTATGCCAAACAAATCCGGGGAATACCACCAATGATCCTTTAGGTAATATTTCTTTACACTTTCTAATGTTTGGTTTTTTATCGGGATCTAAATTTCTAAAATCAAATTCTAACTCTCCACCTTTATAGTCTTTAGGATCTGATAAAGTTACAGTTACAGATAATTTTCTTACCTTACCATTAGAGGGATCTTGTGGATTATCTTGTCTAAAATAAGGTTTATCCCAACCATCACAATGCCAATCATAATATTGACCTTTATTATATTTTGTAAATTGACAGGCTTCACTAAAATCCCATTGAAAGTTCCAGCCAGCGCTTTGATTTGCTTGGTGAACATAAGGTTGTATTTCTTTATAAATCCATCTATCATTCATCCAAACAATATCTGAATTTCTTTTCTTTTTTAAATCTTTAACTTGTTTTTGATTTAATTTTTTTGGATCACCACCATAACCACCAGTTACTGCCATTTGATCTTGTAAAGATTTTCCATAACGTACAATGTCATCACAGATACGTTCTGGGATCACTGATTGAAAATACCAATAATAATTTGTAAGATTCATATATATCTTTATAAAATATTTATAACTTAGTTATATATTAAAGTAAAGAGGAATAAAAAGAATTGATCTAGATCAATTATGAAACTGTCAACGTACCAGAAACTGTAAAAGTAGCTAATTTATCTCCACCAGGATGTGTTGCTGTTGAGTTTGTTCCAGGAGCTACTCCAAATGTAACTGTACTTGGACCTCTAACTATTACAATTCCTGATCCACCATTTCCTGATCCACCTGTACCACCTGGTCCATAATTTCCTCCACCTGAACCACCACCTGTATTAGCACCAGCGTTACCGGAATTACCAGGACCAACTCCAGCAGTACCTCCACCAGCTCCTCCTGCTCCAGCACTTGTTCCAGGGTTTCTAGAATCGAAGCCACCACCTCCACCACCAGCATATGTAGTAGCGGGACCTAAAATATCATTAGGTGCTCCTGCACCACCTGGTCCTGCTTGACCACCAGTTGCAGCTGTTCCTTTTACAGTAGCACCACCACCGCCACCGCCACCATTACCACCTGGTGATAATAAAGCTCCCCGTCCTCCAGGATGACCTTGTACTGGATCTGTAGGGGGTCTGTTTCCATTTGCATCAATTTCAGAATAAGATCCAGAATTACAAGTTCCACCACCACCTGAACCTCCTCGACCGTTAGGCATATCAGTTAATTGGTGTACTCCTGCTCCACCTCCTGTAGCAGTAATTGTATCAAATACAGAATCTGTTCCTTGAGATCCTGGTTGTTCACTTGGAGACACTGGATGTGCTGGTCCACCTTTACCTGCACCACCTGCTCCTACTGTAATTGTATAATCTCCTGGTGTTATTTTTGCTACAGATCCTTGTAAAGGAGCGGGTCCATAACCAGAGGCTCTATATCCTCCTGCTCCAGCACCTCCACCTGCTTGAGATCCACCAGAACCTCCACCACCAACTACTAAATAATCTATACTAAGTAAAAACTCTGGCCATGTTCCTGCTCTTTTAGCAGAATATTGACTTTGTAGTGACCATACACCACTTGCTTTGTCTAATTCTTTTACGACTACTATTCCTGATCCACCAGCTCCGCCATTATTATTAGCGACACCAGCAGCTCTTCCAGCACCTCCACCGCCACCACCAGTATTACAACTTCCTGCTGTTCCACTAGCACCTTTACCACCAGCACCACCACCGCCAGCACCACCAGATCCTGCAGGTTGAGTACTACCAGAAAATGTACCACCTCCTCCACCACCAGCGTATGTTACTGAACTTCCTGTAATTGTATTAGCTGTACCAGCACCACCATCACCACCTCCTGCTGGATTTGTCCCAGCATCACCAGTACCTGTTGCTCCACCACCACCGCCTCCATAATAATGAGGATCGCTAGCATTTACACCTATTCCTCCTGGATTTCCTTGAGGGGGAGTTGTAGGGGGAGTATTTCCACAACCTTTTCCACCAGGGTCGGAAACACCAGTTGAACCACCACCTCCAGATCCTCCTGGATTTCCAGCTTTCTCAGGAGCGGGTTCAGGGGCATCGGCTCCACCACCTGCTCCACCACCTTCAGAAGTATAAGTTGTACATCCAATTACTAATGAAGAATCTGCTCCATCTGATCCAGGATTAGTTGTACCTCCAGGCCCAGGTCCACCAGCACCACCTGCACCAACTGTTGCTGTGTAAGCTGTGCTTCCACTCACACATAAATTTGAAAAACATCTATATCCACCAGCACCACCAGCACCACCTGCTGCGCCATTTGTTCCACCTCCACCACCACCAGCGACCACTAGAGTGTTAATAACTCTAGTTCCTGATTGTGTTGTGATATCTCCTGTAGATGATATAGATGTAACCAGACACTTCCCGAAAGAAGATTTATTCGTCTTTCCGATTATTCCACCATTTGATGAGGCTGAAGGGCTAGCCATATGAGTCTCCTTATGCGGATACCCAAGCTAGAGCTGATGCATCCCAATTATATTTATTATCTCTGTTATCAAAATCTGTTGCAGTCCATCTTAGATTAGGTTCGTCCCAACTAATAACCTTATCGGTAGTATCAGTTGGATATGTAACTGGCGCTTGCCAATCATCATTTCCATCTAAAGACCAAGATTGATATGGTTGTGGTCCTAAAAATTTATCTTTTGATGAATCATAAACATATCCGTTACCGCAATATTGTTTTCTAAAATTATGATTATAAGAAGTTTGTTTCCAGCTTCCACCTTTAAAGAAATTTGCACACCATGTTTCTCCATCAACATGCATGTCATTATCTCCAAGAGTTCCACCTCCTGCAGCAATATCGTTTCCTACAACAACTACTCTTTGTACCACTTGATGTGTATCTGACGTAAACCCTGTCGGATCTATCATTGATTTAAGTTCTGCGAAATGTGCCATATTTTTACTCCTTAAAAGTATATTTATAATTTAATTTTATTAAACTGTCAACGTTCCAGATACAGTAAAAGTAGCTACTTTACATCCACCAGCAGGGCCCGGTAATGTTGCAACACTATTAGTTCCTGGTGCTACTGATACGTTTGTACTTCCTGGTGCACGTACTATTATAACTCCTGAACCTCCGGCTGCTCCGGCTCCTACCACTGATCCTGGGCCTACAGCAGCGCCACCACCTCCACCACCAGTATTAGCAGTTCCAGCTGTTCCACTAACTACAGGGGCTGCTCCACCATTTCCACCAGCTCCACCACCTCCAGCACCTCCAGCACCACCAGTTCCTTGAGTATTAGAATAAGATCCTGTTCCACCACCTCCACCACCAGCATAAGTTACTGGAGAATTTGTAATTGAATTAGCTTTTCCTGC